TTTACGAAGTTACGATATTCCGAGCGAAGTCAATACACCGCTCTGAACAATTTGCGGGGGTTCTTTTTCCGCGTGTGTAAACGTCAGGTCGTAACCAGTCATGTCACCGAGGGCCACGCCAGTCATAAATGAACCTGCGGTCATGTCCATGCCGCGAGCAAGGCCCATAGCCCAATAATCGCCAGCATTGGTTTTCACGATAGCCACCAGACGGGCAACGCTCAGCAACTTCACCTCATTGCGCTTCGCGGTGGACAGCTTGCGCAGCTTGATGTTCAGTTCCGCGCTGTTGAACACCGTGCCATTTTCCACACTTGGTGTGATGGTGTTGGTGAAACTTGCGGTGTCTTTAGGCAACTCGTACTTGAAGAACGCCTTGCCGCCATTCAGGGTAAGTGCAGACACTTCGCCGCTGGCTGAAGTGTAGGAGGAAACTGCTTCGTATTCAAGCAGCCATATCTTGTCTACGCCGCCGACGCTGTCTTTGCAGTCGTGGCTGAATCCGGTGGTGAGAATGCAACTCATGTCTTTTTTTTAGGGTTTAAAAAGAAAGGGCGGGCAATTTTACCCGCCCCTTCGGTTTGAAATTGTCCTGTCTAATTACAGGGTGAAGTACACAATTTGAGTTGGGAAAGCAACTTGAACACCGTATTTAAACTCAGCGTTGAAGATTACGTTTTTCTTCACAGGGTCAGAGATGAACTCAAAGTTCTCTTCTTCGCCTACCAGGTCAGTTCCAATGAAGTAGTTTGACCAGTAGCTGAAGTGGATTTTGTTTGAGCCGTTCAATCCGGGCAGACCGTAAACCTTTGTTCCGGTGATGGGTTCAATAACCATGAACTGCTCACCAGTCTCGGGGTTGTAGTGGTAGTTGTTGGCCGCAATCAGGTGCTGCTTGTACAGCAAGAAGGTGTCAACGCCCATTGCAAAGAAGCGATCTTCTTTGGCCAAAATTGCTTTGCCGTCGGTGCTGGCCTGCGCCTGGTTCACCATCTTTAAAATTGCGTCGTCGATGTTGGCAACGGTCAAAGAAGTGAGCTGAGTCCAGCCGCCTCCGGTTGATGGGTTGCCTTCGATAGGGTCACCTGCGCCACCGAATCCAAGGGCGGTCAGGATGGTGTTGAAGCCGTCGAACTGGTTTGCAGCGATAGTACCCTGCCAGATGTCTTCTTCCAGAGCATCAGCGATTTTCGCAATTTTCTCGTTTCCGATTTGGTCAGCGAAAGGCAGTTCATTATCGCCACCTGAACCAGCAGCCATCTGGGTTTGCATCCACTTGGTTTTGAGTGTCTTAGGGCACAATGTTTCGTAGACTTGAATATCGCCTACGCTCAAAGTGCGCTTGCTGAAGGTAGTGCTTCCTGAAGTGGTAGGTTCGCAGCCGTTAGCTTGGAAGAAAACGGTGGAATCGAGGATGTTCAGGTTGTCGGAGGTTTTAATTCCTGGGATTACCTGTCCAGCTGCCTGAAGCATACTGGCTGTTTTGCCTCCGAAGAGGGCTTTGTACAGCAGGGGAAGGCGGTCTTCCTTGCCGTAGTTGTCGAGGTCGGATACAACAAATGCCATGTTTATTTTTGGGTTTTAATTTTTCGGATTGCTTCTGCAAATTTTTCGATACGCTCTTCGCGGCGTGCAGATTCGCCTTTGAGTGCGTTTACTTTCTTCGCTGGTTCAGCAGCGGGAATCGCGCTGAATTGCTCAATTACTTCCAGGGTTTTAGCCTGTGCGTTTGTCAGGTTCTCCACCAGTCCGGTCAGACGTGCGATAAGTGCTGATTGTTCGTTGAACTTCGCCTCAAATTCAGCCTTCACGCTTGCCATTTCTGTGCTGGTTTCAACTTCTACCACTTCCTCAACTTCAGCCTTTTCAACGATTTGAGTTACCACGCCGCCTTCGGTTGTTACCAAGTAGCCTTCGGCTGTTTCGTGTGTTCCATCGGGGGCTGGTACGAACTCTCCGTCTGGGGTCTGAACTTCCAATACTGAACCTACGCCAAGCATTGCGATTTCATCGCCTGGGAAACGGATTACTGTCCCGTCTACAAGAGTGCTTTCGGCGAACTTCACGGCAGGGGTTTCTTCCTCAACCGAAAAGCCAAGCAGCTTCTTGATTTCGTTAATTTTGTTTAATGCGCTCATTTCATCTAATGGATTATTTTCTAAATTGTCGTACTTTGTCAGGATTGCCTCGATAGCAGACATGGTTTGTTCTTCACTTGAGGCTGGTTTGTCCGTGAAATAGCCCTCGATGCTGAAGCCTTTGAACTTGCCATCCTTTATGTTCTGCCACACCGCGTCGTCTTCTACATAGTAGGACAGGAACCAGCTGCCCTCCGGAGCATCGGCCCACATCTGCGGAGGGTTTATGCCGCGTTCTTTGTCCACGATGAAGGACTCGAGCAGGTGCATCCCGCCCACGGGGTTGGCGTGTTCTGCGTTCACAGCGTTGTATTTGTTCTGAAGTGCCCACAGCTTCACCGCCTTTTGGATTGTTGCCGCGCTGAACTTTACATAGTAGGTAGTGCCATCTTCCGCCCTGCGCAGGATAGGCTTTTCGGCAATCATGGCAGGCCCGGTGATGATGCGCCGTTCTTCGGACTGGATGGCGAAGGATAATTTTTCGCGCTCGATGGTGTTAATCTTCGCCTCTGCCCAACGCAGCATTTCTTCGCCGCCCCATAAGAGGTAGGAAATAGTGCCGCAGGCTTCGGGGTCGTCTGGGTTGTAATACTCAGCAGCGCGGGAAAGGTAAGAATACGTGCGCCGGATGGTTTCTTCGGTCAGCGGTTCGCCGGATGCAATCTGCTGCGCCCGAACCTTGCCGACCTGTGTCGCGCACTTGTTGTTGAGTTCCTCGTTTAGGCGGATGCCGCGTTCTGCATTGGCTTTCGCTGCCTCAGGGTAATCGCTGAAGGAAGCCATTTTATCCGCGCTGAAGAAGTGGAAATCCTCTTCAATGGCTGGTGACTGCACGAGGCTGACTTGGGTCAGGCCATCGCCGTCTTCAATCTCTAAATAATAAATCGGGTCGTTCATTTTATCTAATGGTGAAAAAGTTCATTTGTCTTGCTTTGCCATGACGGATATTGAAAGGGCTATCTTCTGCCCCATCGCGCGGCCCAGGTATTCTGCGAACTCATCAAAGGTTGCGTCATTGATTATTTTGGAAAAGAACTTGTTGCCCTTGTAGCCGCTGGTATGAATCTTTCGCGCAATCGCCTGAGCAAGGTTCATGTTCTTTTCTGCCCTTGTTTTCCCGGGCATATTGCTTACGTCAATTCCCTTTGCGCTAATCCACCCCGTAGGCCCTGACAATGCCTTTACAAGTTGGCCGTCACCGCTGTTCCGTGTGCGTGGCCTGCCGCCATCCACGTATTGATAGTAGTCATTAGCGTTTATCGCGCCAATTACATCCTTCCCCCGTGTGCGCGTTTTGGCTGCGTCGAGTGATTGAAACAAACTCATGCTTGCCCGTCCTGAAGGGTTCTGGGAATTTTTAAGGCTGGCTTTCAAACGCTCCGTGGTGTAGTTCGTCCAACCCTGCACCAAGTCAGAAAGTAAATCACCTGTAAGGGTTGGCTGTTCTACCTCCGCTTTGCCGAGGCGGGAAAGATACTGCCGCTGAAGTGCTGTGAGTTTGCCGTTCATAACACGCTCGTTTTGCGAAGGTTGCGCGTGCGGCGCTGCGTTGCGCTGATGTCGCCTTCAGTTACGTAGACTTTGTTGCTCCATTGCCCGGCCTGCTGCGTTCCACCTCCGAGGCTGCTGCTGTTCATGGAAGGCATGGGGATGTTTCCACGGCTTGCGCTCATGCCTCCGCCGCCTGCACCGCCTTGCTGAACGTTTCCACCTTTCACAATCTTTACCGCCCGTGCCGATGCGCTGAGGATGGCTGCTGAAATGGCTGCAAATTTAGCCACCCCTGCAAGGCCGCCAGTTACTTTGTTCGCTGGGTCGAGCGTACTCTGTGAGTTATTCAACGCCTTTGCAATAGCAACGCCCGTATCCGCTGCAATCTGAGCAAGGGCAATTGCTTTACCCGCTGCCGTTTCTTGGCCAATCAGGTCGATGAGTGCGCTGCTCGCTGTCATCACATCGGCGTAGGCTTGCTTTTTTGTGTCTGCTACGGTCTTATCAATTTCCTTTTGTTTATTCGCCGCGTCTTCAGCTTCTTTAAGCCTAATTGCCTGAATTTCTTTTTCAAGTTCAATCGCTGAATGACCTGCATCGCGTTCTGCCTGAATCAAGTTCTGAAGTTCCCGTTTCCGGATTTCGGTTTGCGCCTTCTGCAAGTCCTCTTGCGTTTTGGCTGCCTTCATCGCGGCAAGTTCTTCCTCATCATATTTAGACTGAATGAACTTCAACTCATCAGCCGCCGCCTTTTCGTTTTCCTGCTTGCGCTTTTCCTCAGCCGTCTTGCGTATTGTTTCCTGCTGCTTGTAGTATTCTTGG